TACAGTTATAGAAATTTGATTATAGAAATGGGAGAACATCTGTGCAAAAAGATTTGATTATATCTGCTGTATCGGAGTATAACTACGATAAGTTGAAATATTGGGTCAATTCCATCAACAGAAGTGGGTTTACTGGTAAGAAAGTAGTTATTGCTTTCAATATTCCAGATGACACTATTAAACAACTTAATGATAATGGTTTTGAAGTTGTATTAGTTTCTAATCAAAGGGATATTACTAATGATGGTTATTATGTTGGCCAAGAAATTGGTTTTAGGGTTCCTGCACTCAGACATTATTTTTATTGGAAATATCTAAGCACACTTTCACCAGATGATATTCGTTTTGTTATTTCAACTGATATATCTGATGTAGTATTTCAAACAAACCCATCTGATTGGTTAGATGATCAGGAATATGATTGTCCCGACTTAATCTATGGTAGTGAAGGTTTGAAATATAAAGATGAAGATTGGGGAAGAGAAAATCTTCTAAATTGTTTTGGTCAAGATATCTATGATAAGTTAAAAGATACTTCAATATATAATGCAGGATCAATGGCAGGTTTACTTGAACCATTCAGAGATTTTTCATTGAAAGTTCATTTTGCACAGGCATCAGCATCACATAATCCCACACCTGATCAAGCAGCAGTCAATGTAATGTTGTCTCTTGAACCATATAAATCAACGACATTATTCTGTGATCATGATTCCAATTGGGCATGTGAATTGGGAACAACTGCTGATCCTACGAAAATGCATAAATTCAGACCAAATCTTTTGTGTCCAGAACCAACCTTTGATGGTGATTTTGTTTATAATAGTAAAGGTGAAAAATATGTTATGGTTCACCAATACAATCGTGTACCAGAATGGAAAGATAAGATAGAGAAAAAATATGAGTGATATTACAATCGTTACAGCCTTCTTTGATATTGGAAGAGGTAATTTACCCAAGGAGAAACATGGAAGAGTTCTTCCGCATTATCAGCACCGTAGTTTGGATACTTATTTTGATTACTTCAATTACTTGGCAAAATTGAAAAATGATATGGTTGTCTATACGACACCAGACCTTGCTGAAAGAGTGCATGACATAAGAAAACAAAATGGTCTAGAAGACAGAACACAAGTTGTTGTTATGGGATCATATTTACCAAAAGGGTTTGGTGAAGTTAAAGAAAAGATTGAAGAGATTATGAATTCACCTGATTATTATGAAAAGGTGGTCAATCCTCAATTGATTGAATATTGGCATTCTGATTATGTTCTTGTTAATATCTTTAAGTCACTATACGTTAGTCATGCTATTGAATCTGGATTGGTTAAGACAGATTTGACTGCATGGATTGATTTTGGATATGCTAGAACAATTGATACGTTACCAAAGTCATTAGAATGGAAGTATCCATTTGACTCTGACAAGATTCATTTCTTTAATATGCGTGACATTGAACCAGAACGTCCTATTGACAGTATTATCTATACTGGTGATGTGTATATTCAAGGTTGTCACATTGTTGCTGGTACTAAGATGTGGGACACTTTGAAGGATCTTGTTATGAAGAATTTAAATTGTCTTATTAACTACAAACTTATTGATGATGATCAGACCTTATTACTGATGTCATATCTTACAGACCCAGAAAAGTTTGAGTTGAGATATAACAGCCCACATGATTGGTTTAGAATCTTTAAGGATTATAATAATGCTTGATATCATTTATAGAGTATGTGAAACAAGGGATGGAACACATTGTGGTAATAGACCAGAATGGTTCTCTAAAGAAAAGTGTTTATATTCATTTTTTAATGCAGTAGAAAATGCTAAAGACCTTGTAAGTAATGTTATATTCATCCATGATGGTCAAATGGGTCCATTATTTGATATTATTCAACAATATGAACATGTAAAAACATATCATGGTAATTACTTTGATAGTTTGATGGAGGCATATAATCTTGCATCTTCATTAGACAGTGATTTATACTTTGTAGAAGATGATTATTTACATCTACCAGATTCTGTTAGAAAAGTAGCATTGGCAGTTCCAAATTTTAAACTCATTTCACCATATGATCATTTAGCAAGATATAATCCAGTTAAGTATACTGGTAAACAAGATTCACATTATGAATTAAAGATAACCTTTGATGAAGATAGTAATCATCATTGGAGAACAAATGAATCTGCTTGTCATACATATGCTATAGATAATAAAACGTTTAAAGATTATTATGACACTATAACAAGTCAGCATTGTGTTGCACATGACCAGAATTTGTTTATAGCAATGTATCATCATGGTCATCCTTTGTGGACACCAATAACAGGATTGGTTACACAAGTTGATCCATATATGTCACCTGGTGTTGATTGGGAAACTTATAATAGGATATTCTAATGTCTAATTTAGTTATGGGTGTAGCAACACGTTACACAGCAAATGATCTAGAACCACTTGTTAAATCATTAAGAAAGCATTACTCAGAAGATTTTGTTCTTTTCATGTATGATCCTGATTATAATATGATTGATATGTTGGACTATTATAATGTAAAATGGGAAACACTTTCTTCGGATATATCTAATGGAGTTGAGATTTGTAATGTTAGACATTTGATTTATAAACAATTTCTTGAAGAAAATCCACAATATGATAAGAAAGTTTTCATCATTGATACCAGAGATGTTATATTCCAAGATAACCCATTCAAACATGAAACAACAACTTCATTAGAATTCTTCCTAGAAAACGTTACGTATATAAATTCCGAATGTAATGGTAACTGGTGGATTCGTGGAATATATGGTGAAGAAGTATACCAGAGAATGCAACACAAGTGTGTTGTCTGTGCAGGAACAACATTAGGAACCAGAGAAGGAATGATGTTTTATTTAAATTCTATCATAAATGAAATTGATAGAATGATTACCATAAGAGGTGGTAATAATATGTCACATCATAACCCAGTAGTTGATCAACCGTGTCATGGATATCTAATTTATAACAACCATTTCCCTGATTGTAAATTATACCTATCTGGCCATGGTCCTGTTGCAACTATGAATGATCATAATAAGATGATGTTTGATAAAGATGGAAATCTTCTTAATATGGATGGTTCAGTTGTTGCAGTAGTTCATCAATGGGATAGAACAGGTTACTTTAAAGATCACTTTTACAAAAGAGCAATAGCATGAAGGTATATTCACCAAGAATACACAACTTAGGAGATTTTATCCATTGTCTTCCTACATTATCTGGATTGCATGAAAAGTATGGTCCAATATCATTTGGTATATGTGATCGTCTTAAAAGATTTAATGGTATAAAAGATCTTTTATTATATCAGGGTATCTTTTCCGATGTTCATTTTATGGATGAACAACCAATCGTTAAAGAATATATTGTATTGGATGACACTGGTGGTGATCAAGATAATGGTGATGAACCATTCGCAGTTAGGAGATGTTATAATTTTGTAAGAAGTAATTATAATATTGATTTTGATTTAGATGTTGATTACAATTTAAATATACCTTGGTATAATGATATACGTGAGCATGAAGATAGTATTATTGTTGCAGATAGGTGGAGTCCAAAAGATGCACCTGATGTTGATGAGAGAAGATTATCTAATCATATAAGAGGATATGATAAATTCAATACAGATAGATTTTATTATCTTGACTATTCTCATCATTTGTTGTATAATCTTTCGTTGATCAAATATAATCCAAATCCATTCATAACAACATTCACAGGAATAGGAATATTGTCTGATATGATGAACAAGGAAACCCATATCCTTTGGGACGATGATCTATATAATTGGGATGGTAAACCAATTGAATATTCATTTGACTTACACTATTATAAAAATAGAAATAGTCATTTACACTACATTAAAGATTTTACAATATGAATTTAATAGATTATAACGATAAAACATATCCAGCATTTCAAGGTGAAGGTAATGCATCACAGTTTGCAATACCTTTTGCAAAACATTTCTGCAAAGGGTTTGGTGTTGATATTGGATGTAATAGACAAGAATGGTGCTTTCCTGGTGCTAATGGAATAGACCTAAACTTCTTTGATGGTAATGATGCATATGCTTTTAGTTATAGTGATTTGGATTATGTTTATTCCAGTCACTGTTTAGAACACCTGCCCGATTGGGTTAAAGCACTTGAATACTGGACTTCTAAACTGAAAACGGGTGGTGTATTATTCTTATATTTACCCCATTATAATCAAGAATATTGGAGACCTTGGAATAATAGAAAACATCTTCATGTGTTTACTCCAGAAATAATTAAAGATTATATGGTGTCTAGAAATTATATTAATATCTTTACATCGGAAAGGGATTTGAATGATTCATTTATTGTAGTTGGGGAGAAAGGATGAAAATAGTTTTGTTTAGTCATGTCGTCAATATCGGTTCTGGGATGGATATTACCCACGAACAGGCTGATCTTTTAGAATCAAGTGGTTTGCTTGATGCTTGTGATTCCGCTGTTATGAACTTACACTTTGAATCTAAACCATATAACTGGTTATCTGATAGGTGGATCTCAAGGAAGAACGTAACATACCGTGTTTATGGTAATGCCTATAAAGAATGGTATGAAGCAACAACAGAGTTGGCAGTACAAAACTATATTAGACATAATCCAGGTGAATATTATATCTGTCACATAACACATAAAGGTTGTAGTCATCCACCAGGTGGTCATCAGAATTGGCGTAAGTATATGCAATACTGGAACATTGAAAGATGGCAAGATTGTGTTGCTAAATTGGATGAAGGGTATGATATGTGTGGTGCAGCTTTCCTAGATAATCCACCACATCCATTCTATGCAGGTAATTTCTATTGGGCAAAGGCATCTTATTTAAGAAAATGTAGACACATGGAAACACCAGAGTATACAAAGTTCTTACCTCAGTTCTCTGGTCAACCACACCATAGATTTGATTGGGAATGTTGGCATGGGTCAGGTAACCCAAGAGCATATGACCTCCATCCAGGTGTAGATAATAGATGGTATCTTCCACCAGATACATATAGGAATGACGTTTGGACGTATAGAACATAATACTTTACAATATGTTCTATATGTGATATAATATACACTTAAAATTTAGGATGGTATACTCATGGAAACAAATGAAATGATTCGTGAACTGGCCACTACGGTCATTCCAAAATATGTTAAGAACTATGGTAATTATAAGGAAGGTGATTTCATCCAATACTCTGGTCAGATGTGGGACCATGAAGAAATGGAAGCTGCGATTGATTCATTAGTCAATGGTAAATGGGTAGTTGCTGGTGAAAAAGTAGCACAGTTCCAAAACAAGTTTAGTAAGAGATTTAATGTAAAGAATTCTCTTATGGTTAACTCTGGCAGTTCAGCAAACCTTGTTCTAATCACTGCTATGAAGAAGAAGTTCGGATGGTATGACGGAGATGAAATCATCGTATCTCCTGTGGGATTCCCCACTACCATCTCTCCTATTGTTCAAAATGGTCTAAAACCTGTCTTTATTGACATTGAACTTGATTCTCTTAATTTTGATGTTAATAAGATTGAAGAGAAGATCACTGATAAGACAATGGCAATCTTTGTTTCACCAGTTCTCGGTAATCCTCCTGATATGGATAAGATTATTGAATTGTGTGAAAAACATGGTATTATCTTGTTGGGTGATAACTGCGATTCTCTGGGAACTCTCTGGAAAGATAAACTAATTACAGATTACTATTATGCATGGACAACATCGTTCTACCCCGCACATCATATTAGTACAGGCGAAGGTGGTATGGTTTGCTCTAATGATAAAGAGTTTATTGCTACTGCTACAAGTATTGCTTGGTGGGGTCGTGATTGTTATTGCGTTGGTAGTAATAATCTCTTGGCTTGTGGAACGTGTGGTAACCGATTTGATAAGTGGTTGGAGGACTATGATGGAATAATTGACCACAAGTACGTCTTTACTACCATTGGTTATAACCTAAAACCTCTTGATCTCCAAGGTGCTATTGGTATGGCACAGTTGAAGAAGTTTGACTTCCTAGAGTCCTCTAGACGGGATTATAAGAAAAAGATCGGTTCTTATATTGAAGATAATATAAAAGGTGTAAGAGTTATTGAGGCAACAGATGGTGCTGACCCTTCTTGGTTTGGTGTTCCAGTATACTGTGAAACACAAGAACTGAGGGAGTTTCTGGTTGAATACTTTGAAGAAAATAAAATACAAACTCGTAGTTACTTTGCTGGTAATCTACTATTACATCCTGCTTATAAACACTTGGACGATTACAAGTTGTATCCAAATGCTAACAAAGCATTGAGTAATGTGTTCTTCATTGGATGTTCTCCTTTGTATAATGATAACATTCTTTCTTATATTGAAAAGGTGTGTAGAGCATGGGACAAATAAATGTATTTGGTGGTGGTGGTTTCGTTGGGAGTCGGTATTGTGAACTGACTCCCAACGTTATTAAAAATCATAGATCGGATTATGAGATCAAATCAAATGAAGTGGTTTATTTTATTTCTACTATCGATAATTACAACGTTCATACTGATCCATATATTGACATTGATACTAATCTAACAACCTTTATAAAGGTTTTAGAATCACATAGAAAGGAGAATATCCCAGACCTAACTTTTAACTTTATTAGTTCATGGTTTGTTTATGGTTCAGTGGATCTTCCAGCAAAAGAAGATGCACATTGTGATCCAAAAGGATTCTATAGCATTACTAAACGGGCTGCTGAACAACTTCTTATTTCTTATTGTGAAACCTTTGGAATCAAATATCGTATATTAAGATTGCCTAATGTTATTGGACCACAAGATCATAAGGTATCTAAGAAGAAGAATGCTCTTCAATATATGATCAATGAAATCAAAAATAACAGACCAATTCAACTATATGATGGTGGTAGATGTTACAGAGATTACATGTATGTTGATGATGTAGTTGGTGCTATCAATACTGTCATTAAAAGTGGTGGTATAAATGAAATCTATAATATTGGAAGAGGAATTCCAGTATGGTTGGATGAAGTTATTGATTCTGTAGTACAAAGAACTGGTTCAACTTCTGCTATTGAAAACATTCCACCTGCTGAATTCCACACTAAAGTACAAGCAACCAATATGGTTTTGGACGTTAATAAGTTACATAAACTTGGATTTAATCCAAAATATACTATGAGTGACATGCTGGATATACTTTGCAAATAGTATAAATAGTTCTATGAACAACCATAGTGCGTTGTGATCACATAAGGAACTAAATGAAATCTTTCTCATATTTTCTAAAAGAAGACGTTGAAGAAGCAAAACTGAAGCACATTCACCATGCAGAGGATAGACCTCTTCTACATGGTAGTGCTGGTTTTGAACATGCTCAGAATGCGTTAAATCAAGCACACAGTCATATTAAGAGTGGTGGCCACAGTTCAGCACTTACTATGAAGTATGATGGTTCTCCATCTATTGTTTTTGGTCATCATCCAGAAACTGGTAAGTTCTTTGTTGCTTCTAAATCTGCTTTTAATAAGAACCCTAAGATAAACTATACACACGAAGATATTCTTAAAAATCATGGACATGCACCAGGATTAGTTGAGAAACTTCATTCAGCACTGAACCATCTTCCTAAAGTTTCACCAAAACAAGGTGTATATCAAGGAGATATGATGTTCTCCGGTGATGATAAGAAAGAAACTAAACGTGGTGTATCATTTACTCCTAATACTATCACTTATACTGCCAGAGGCGATAAGGCAGATAAGATAAGAAAGGCAAAGATGGGTGTTGTGGTTCATACACAATATCAAGGAAAGGATTTGAACTCTATGAGAGCAGATCCACATCCTGATGTACATAACTTTGGACAACATCCAGATGTATGGCATCAATCTGCTGAGTATGATACTAAGAATGTACATTACAGTCCAGAAGATCAGAGTGAGTTTCAATCTCATATGGATCAAGCAAAGAAGATTCATGATCAAAATAAAGACATGTATAATGCCACATCTCCACACCAAGGAGATGCTAATCATTTAGCAACCTATATAAATCAGACAGTAAGAACAGGTGAAACACCTTCTGCTAAAGGTCTACAACAACACATTGTTGATAAGTATGCTAAAGCAGCAAGTAAGTTGAAAACACCTGCTACTCAGCAAAGAAGACAGAATGAAGGGCAAGCACATTCTGATCATATTGAAAATAATAAGCAACATTATGAAAACTTGTTGAGAATGCATCATCATTTACAACAAGCAAAGGATGTGTTAGTGAAGAATTTGAATCAACATGGTGGTGGATTAGAACATGACATAGATGGTAAGAAGACCGATCCAGAAGGATTTGTAGTTAATCATGCTGGCGAACCAACAAAGTTAGTCAATAGAGAAGAATTCAGTAAAGCCAACCTATTAAAAGTAAGGAAATGAAAAGTTTTTTAGAGTTAGTAGAAGAAACAAATAAGACCAGTAAACCTGTTGTCATGGCATTCGGTAGATACAATCCTCCCACCACTGGACACCTAAAACTTATCAATAAGGTAAGAGAGATATCTGACAGAGAGAAGATGCCACATTCAGTTGTTGTATCTCATTCTCAGAATGCCAGTAAGAACCCTCTATCACCAGAACAAAAAGTAAAACACCTAAGAAGATATTCGCCAGGTACTAACTTCAGTTCTTCTTCCAGTGATGAACCTACTATTTTACACCACGCAGCTAAGTTACATGCTAAAGGTCATGATCATTTAGTTGTTGTTGCTGGTTCAGACCGTGTAAAAGAAATGCATGACCTTTTACACAAGTATAATGGTGTAAAAGGAAGACATGGACACTTCAACTTCAAGAAAATTGAAGTTCGTTCTGCTGGACATCGTGATCCAGATGCAGAAGGTGAAGAAGGTATGTCTGGTACTAAGATGC